AAGGCCCCTAGATTTTGGTCTAGGGGCCTCTGTAGGGGATTACTTCGAGAAGAGCGAGGTTTTCGGCTTAGCATCTCCCGATGCCTTTGGGGGGGCACCAGACGTGCCGGTAGAGGCAGTGCCCTTACCCTTCTCACGTTTGTCCTGAACGTAGTCAGCAGGGTACTTGGCTGCCCACTCATCAATGAACTTGGCTTCGGGAGTATCGCCTTCCTTGGTCCGCTTGATCTCTGCAACGGTGCAGCGAGTGGCGGGGTGGAAGGACTTTACAAGCTCGACCCCATCACGAGTCTTGTCGTTGGCGACATAAGTGGTCTTGCCGTCAACAAGAACCTTATCAGATTGGTTCTCGATGAACTTACGCAGAGCGATAGTCACCGTAGCGCCAGTCAGAGCCACACAGACTTCACGAGCCTGACGAACTTTCTTCTTTTGTTCGTTATCCCAGACTTCGATCTGACGCTCTTCAAATTCTTGCTCAAACAGTTCTTCATTGGTCGCAGTCAGGCAAAGCTCATTCACCTGAACAAAGCCGGGCATCTGCTGCTTTTTACCATCAGACTTGTCTTTGTAAGTGTGTTCACCGTTTTTGTTGGTGAAGTAGATGGTTTCTTCGTGTTCCTTGCCACCGCCAAGGTCAAAAAGGAGCTTCATAAAGCTGGCACCACCGTCAGACTTGCCAACGAAAGCAAGCTTACAGATGCGCTCCTCATAGACGCCGGTGTCGGGAATGCTACGTCCACCCAAGCGGTCTTCAGCTTCAGGAAGACCCTCGGTGGTCAGATTGGAAAAGAGTTTACCCATGTGTAGGGTCCTTTACTGTTTGTAATAGTGGTTGACGTGATCCATCAACAACTGTGCGTCGTTGTCCATGTAAGTTTGGTTCAATGAGAACATCTTCATGGGTGCGCGAATGCGCTCACCAAGGGTCTTTGGCGTCAAGCGTGTCTGGAAGACATACTTAAAACCGTTGGCCCGATCATCGTCGGTGATACTCAGGAGGTTCTTGTCATAGTCAACGACTGCTTCAAGATCCTTGATCGACATTCTCTTGGTGGAGACCACTAAAGAGAAGTAGGCTTCTATGCCTTGGTTCTTCAGTGATCCCTTGATGGGAACAGCTGTCGAAGCAATGCCAGCATCATCATATACTGTAAGCGTATGAGCCAAGAAGATAACAGGGATGTGCAGGCGAGCTACCTTTTCCTGCATGATCTTCTTGAAGTATTGAGCGAACTCAGCCCAAGCCTGTTGTCCGTTGGATGAACCAAATACGTCCTGAGACTCCTTCATGTCCATGAGGAAGGTCAGGGTGTCGATGATACAGCCAAGTGGACCATCAGGATGGTCCTGGTGATCATAGGCGTAGTCCAGCATCTCGAAGATGTGGTTAGGTTCAAGGATGTGAAGTTCCTTGAACCTGCTGGGGAAAGGGAGCTCCTTGTTTTCAGCGTTGCCATAAAGCCAACGATCTGGGTTCCTTATCTCGGCTAGAGAAGCGGACTTCCCTGTTGAGGATGGACCTGAGATCAAAGGCGATAGTTTGTTACCATTTGCCATTAAGGCTCCTGTTCTGTTGAGGCTATCACACAAAGAGTTACGGCTTTATGCCTGCTCTTCGTACTTCTTTGCTGCTGTAACGAGCACAGTCTTAAGCAATTCGTCTTCTTCCAGAGGCTCTTGAAGCTTCTTGTTGAAGTCGATGGTTCTAGCTTGCACTTCGTCATAGCTGATACCACCATCCACGAGTGCCATCGCAAAGCGAAGCATCATGTTGTTGCGGTTTCCGTCACTGATCTTAGTGGCGAACCAACCTTCCAGTTTGTCCATGGAAGTTAGCTTCTGACGCATACGTTTATGGTCTTCATTTCTCGAAGTCTGAGGGATGAAGTCCAGAGCGTCCATAAGTGGAATGTCAGGACCATCGTTGTAGTGGTGAAGACCTGTGAAGGTCTCCCACTTACGAGCAGTCTGATTGGCTCCACGGTCACTATCGAACGGCAGCCAGTCCATGAAGGCATTCATGAACTTCTTGTAGTCTTCCTGATCAAGCTCAAGAATGTAATTGATAGGGAAGATCATACGGAAACGATGCTCACCGTTTTGATCATGGCTCTTGGTCGTATAGAGCAGGAACTTATAGCTGCTCATAAGAGTAGCAGCCATTTCAACAGTGCATGTACCGTCAACATCAATGACAATCATGTTGAAGCCACTGATGATGTTGTTCGTATGCCTATGCCCTTCACTCTTCTCACCAGCAATGAGATGGTGATTGAGGAAGTGCAGACCAGGAGCTTGAGTCATACGATGTAGTTCACTGAAGGGACCAACATCATTAGTGTAGTTATAGGCATAATCGTCAGAGTAAGACAGAATGAGTTCGTTCAAATCTGTCTCTTTCAGAGTTTTGCCACTGAAGAATTCCACGTTATCGGCGTAGGTTTTCTTGATAATGATGTGGTTCTTGTAGCCCCACGCCGTAGCAAGATTGATCTGCTCATTGCGTTGACCGAGAGAACGTCCATAGGACGGGTTGTTCTCCATGATATCGACATGGGTCACTTCTCCGTCCACGCTGGCGATGTACTTTGCCAGACGAGCGTAGGGTTTCTCGCGGTTGAGGATCTTTTGGAAGCTCTCACCGCTTTCCTGAACCAATAGAATGGCTGGGAGCAGGTGCTCATCTAGATCGATCTCAGCTGCTTGGTCGATGAAGGCATACGTTCCAGCAAGCTTCAGAGCCCTGAAATAGCGGTGGCTGATTTCAGCTTTCTTGATCTCGTCGTGCTCGGGGAGCTCACGGGCTGCACCTTCACAGGCGAGCTTATACTCCATGAGTTTGACCCCGATGTCATAAGGCACATCGATTTTCCAACCGAACAGATCAACATCAGACAGAGCTTGGAACTTAGCGTTCCACTGGCGGATAGATGTACTATTTGATGGGTTGATTAGACGCTTGTACACGTCTTCAGGGTCTTGAAGACCGGGATCAGAAGAGACACCGATAGCGAACAGGCATCTACGACCGTAACCAGTCTCAAGGAAGCTGTAGAGGTTGTCTTCAGTAGGACCACCATCGAACAGTTTCGAGGGTGTGCCAAACATCAGGAGGTTAGTTGGCGTTCTACCTTCGAGCTCTTCGCCCCTGATGTTTTCAGCCGTGTTTTTAGTGAGCTTCGGCTTGACCATTCCTTGGTCATAAAGCTCCAGGAACAGATTAAGGAGGTCGGCGTTTCCAAGAAGATTGGAGCCGATTTCATCAATCTGAAGGTTGATCGAGCCAGCTCTGGAAATGAGGAGCTTTTGACGGAGCTGCTTAACCGCAGGAACCGTTCCACTGTCAAAGGTGAATGGATAGACCCCATAACGCTCGTACTCTTTCGAAATTTTCTCTTGTTCTTCAGACTCGTCTGTCTGGTTCTTGATCGCTTTTTCACGAGCCAAGTCCCACATATTGCGTTCTGCAATGACAGGAAGTGTGTCTTCCACGAAGGACTTTTTGAAGCCTGAGAGAATTTCTTGCTCCATCACATAGATGGAGTGACCCTTGCCATAACCTGACGAGGCCAACAGCAGGGCATAGAGGTTAACGGGGATTTCTCCCCGGTCTTTGGTCAGCAGAGTTGCTCCCATAGTGGAAGCAACTTTGGCAGCGAAGTAAGCTACCTCCACATGGAAGAAGCCACGATCTTGGTTCTGTGTTTGATTACAAAGAAGATCGGTTAACTCAGTGATGACAGGGTGGTGAACCACCCCTGTTAGGTCATACATGCTCATAACGATCCTTCTGTTTACAAATCTCATAGGCGTCACAGTAGCCACAGGCTTTAGGTGCGCCCAATACGGGAACGACTACGCCTTTCCCTTCTTTAATTTGCCGAGCGACAGCTTCTTGAGGGTCAGAGTAGTTCTTCGTTGAACGCCCTCCAGCAGCAACTTTGCTCGGATCGGCGTAATACTTGTACACTGGGGGGTCCATCCAGAGGTCCTCTTTGGTACACTCAGGAATGTCTTCTTCAAGGGCATCCATATACTTATTGAGGTCATCAAGACGCTTCTTGATCAGAGCCTCAACCTGCGTATCCGGCAGCAAGACGAAGGTCTTGGAGATGAGACGCTTCTCAGGATAGTCGGCATTCCTGGAAGCCATGAAGCCTTGCCAATCAGTGAAGGCAAAGTTGATCTGACCGATAGGATCAGTGACGATCTCAGGGTTCAACCACTTATAGATCGACAACTGATTGATGTAGTCTTGGTCTTTGTTGCCCTTCATGTACGAGAAGACACCAGTTGATTTTGTATCGTTCACTCGTCCATCAGCGACAGCATCGTACTTTCCAGTGATAATGTAGTCACCAAATGTACGTTCGACACGCTGTTCAAAGTACAGCGGGATACATCCGTCATACAGCTGCTCTTGGGTTGGGTTAACTAAGATACTTTTCTGAACATGCTCAGGAATACCGAGCTTAGTCAGAGCTTTCCCTCGCTTGATTGGATCAAGCCAAACAGCTTCGATGGCATCATGGATAGAACTACCCAGACCTGAAGCCATAAGGTCAGCTACATCAACCTGTTTGGTCTTTGAATCGACTCGTTTACTGAGGATGAACTTCTTCAGTGGTTTGATGAGTGAAGAAGCTGAGATGACATTCTTACGATGATCGTGGTCATAGTCATCATTAAGGAGCCAAACTGCCATAAGCAGGTTGACCCCATAGTTGTTGGTCACGTTCATTGACGTTCTTTTCTCCAAGTAGCAGCGCGAATAGCTTCAGCTGTCTCAGGAGACAGCATAATCTCAGCGATGGGTTGATTGCCCCGGCATTCACCGGCGAGAGCGATGTAAGCCGCTGCGTCAAGATAGTCGTCTTCACGGAAGCTACCTCCTTCTGCTCTGGCAAGCTTCAAGGCAACCATGAACATCCAGCCCTGATATTCGGTAATGTTGGTTCCGAATTGAGCATTGAACACGTTCACTGTTTTGTTCATGGCGCGCTCTCTGTCGGTATCACGCTCAGAGGATCGCTCAAGCATGGTATCCCGAGCCCTCTTTAGGAGGTCAGCTGCATCTGTCATTTGGTTCTCACAGGAAAAAAGAGGTCAGGACTTGCCTGACCTCCGGGTCGTTTGAATACTATGATTGGAATTTAAGTGTCTGAAAAGCCACTAGATATGGTGGTTGTGATCCCAAAAAACACAATCACTGCTGGGTCTTGTTTTCTGTCACAGATAGAGAACGCTGTAGAATTGAAAGGGGAGTGTGGGTAGAGATCATATAAATGATGTACTGCCAGTTACCTGCCGGAGCGTTGTCAATTTGGAAAGAAGATATGGTTGTCTTCAAATAACCGGGAACCTTCACAGTAGAGTCTGTGAGAGTGTTGCCTGGGCCATAAACATTATAGGTGTTGTTTGCTGGAACAGTAGCAACAGACGCATTCATTAGATCAACGTATGATCCATTGTTATTATTAAGTCGTCTGACAATGACTTGAACTGAACTATCTGCACCGCTGGTGTTGTCTGCGTAGAAATATGCACTCCAATCAATACGAACCTTGCCGCCAATTGTAGCGATGTTCAGTTCCATACCTTGGATATACTGGCCCCCACCAGCAGAGAGAGTGTTGGTCCAAGTTTGGGCGACAGTGTTGGTAACACTACCATTTTGAAGAGCATTGTTACCAATAAG